GTGTATGTGTAAAATCTGAAGGCCAAAATAGTAGTAATCCTTTTTCAGGTTTCATGTTATATTTCTGATATAAAAATGAAGTTTCGCCACCATCTTCACAATCATTTAAATACATCATCCACACCAACATTCTGTTTACACAATCTATGCCACCTCTTTCACAATGCCAACCATTATATGCATGACCTTTAGGATATTTTTGATAATTAAAATCTGGGTCCATTTTAAATGCACCACCTTCTCTTAACATAGGATATTCATCCATATAATGTTCCATTGCAAATTGACACCAATCTAGAAAATTTAAAACAGAGGGTTCTTGAATAGTTGGCCAAAATATACCATGTTCATAACACTCTTTGTGTGTACTCATCTTGCCATCCCAAAAATTAATCTCACCTGTAGAGGCGTTCATACTAGAACCACCTATTAAAGATAATGTTTTACACCACTCTATTAGAGGGTCTACAATATTATCGGGTGCATAATATCCTTTGATAAAGATATTTTCTTCTTTGTTTATTTCATGTTGTTTAATATCACTCATACTCACCTGTCATAATTTAAAATATTATATAGTTATTTATACAAAAAGAAAAGGGGCGATGTAGTAAAACTAGTCGCCCCAATTCGTTTACTCTTTCAAGTAAGGATTACATTAAGTTTGCAACCTGTACTCTACGGTAGTATCTGTTGCTGTTTGCAGAACCAGCGCCGTTAATAACAGCAGCGTCGCCTGTACCAGCTTCAGCAAATGGGTTAGCTTGTAAACCATATCTGGTTTTAAACCCAATTTTTGGTTGGAAAGTATCTTGACCAACAGCACGGACCATTTGTAATGGTACATACGGACAGTAGAACATGCCACTATCATATGGTGAAGTACCTTTGTAACCTACTACAAAGTATTGTTTAGCAGTGTTATTTGCAGAATATGGGTCAATATAAACTTTATATTTACCATTTAGAACACCAGCAAAAGTGTTACCTGTGTCATCAACAGAAAGATTGTTGTTTAACGCAGGAGCGTAATCAAGAACACCAGCCATTTGAAGTGCAGAAGCAACATCAGATGAACAGATAATCATATTACCTTTCCCTCTACGAGTTCTTTGTGCAATAGCATTTGCCTCTCTTTCTACTTGGAACATAAGACCTTTGAATCTTTCAACACTCCAACGACCGTTAGAATCTGTATCAAGGTCAAATATGCCTTCAGTAGTTGTATTAACTGTACCTGTGTTTGCAGAAGCACCTTTTTCAGCGTTAGTATAGATAGTTCTAACTACTTCACGGTTAATCTCAGCTAAAATTTCACTTGATAAGATATTAGCAAGTTCAGTTTCAGCGTCAAGACCATGAATCGCTTTTAAGTCTTGTGCAAGTTCCATTGTGTACTCAGCTTTTAACGCTCTTGATTTAGCAGTTACAGTTGATTTCTCAATTGAAAACGCCATTTCAGCAAACGCATTACCTGAATCTTCACCTAATGATTCAGCAGCAGCTGTACTCATTGCAGTACCAGTTGTAAAGGTACCAGCAGGTGAATCGTTTAACAATGCAGGGTTTGTTCCACTATGAGCTGTTTCTGAGAAACCATCAACAGCAGAACCAGTCGCATTACGACCAGAAAAGTCTGTATCAGCTTCATCAAATAAAGCCTCTGTGCCACTCATTGTTGTATATCTAGAACGCATTGCAAAGATAAGTCCTGTAGGACCTGTCATTGGTTGTACGCCACAGATATCATAAGCAATAAGATTTGGCATAGCTCTTCTTACTAGAGAAATTAGGATTGGATCCCAATTCGCAACATCACTACCTGTATTGTTGGTAGGTGTTTCAGCAAGGAAAGCTTGGTCTTCTTTAAGAGCCCTTTCTTGGTTCTCTAAGATGACCGATGTAACGGCACGCTTATAACTATCCTTTACTTCAGGAAGTTCTGGATGGTCTAAGACTGGCTGCCATTTCTTTTCATAAGTTTCCGATAAGTACATATCTTCTTCTCTCCTCTCTTTAGTTACTTAGATATTTTAATATCTTTTGTTTTACTAATTGCGTTGGTGTATGCAGCCATAGCATCCGATAAATCAACATTAGATTCATCGCCCTCCGCAACATCATCTATATCTGCCGAAGCAGACTTCTCAGCTTTTTGCTCAAAGTAGGACTCTTTAATAGTCTTTACTTTTTGTGCAAAATCTTCTTCAGAAGAATACTCAACGCCTTCTACGAGACTGTCGAATTTTTCCTTAGCAGTATCTGCCAAGTCTTTTGAATGTTCATCAATGATTTCTTGTCTTTTGTAAGTACCATTAACTTTATTCATTTCAACATTCTTCTCAATTTCTTCGTTAAGTTTTTTCTCTAAGTCTTCAATCTTAGAAGCTTGGTCTTCAAGAACATCATATTTCTCATCTGGCACATCAATGTAATGGTCTTCAAATAATTTTTTAAGACCACCAATGAAGTCCTCAGCGATTTCGCCCTTGATACCTCTTTCTAGTGCTAACTTATTTTCTTTCATCCATTCTTCAACAACATAGTTTAAGTATGAATCAACTTTTTCAGTTAGTTCAGATTTTGATTTTGAGATTTCTTCTTCAAATTTAGTATCATATTCTGCTTGTAATCTTTCTTGTTCTGCCTTAACTTTAGAGTTAATTGCAGCTTCAAAGATTGTAGCAGCTTTTTGTTTAAATTCTTCAGATAGGTTAGCGTCTCCTACTAAAGCGTCAATGTCTTCTTTAACATTAATGTCTTCACAATTAGAAGCTTTCAAAGATTTCTTTTTATATCCTTCTTTTTCCACTTCTTCTTCTTCAACATCTTTTTTGACATCTTTTTCTTTAGATTCAACAACCTCATCTTCAGAATCAGTTTCTTCGTGATATCCTGCTTTCAAGTGTGATGGTTCCCCAGCTACTTGAGCGCTTTTAGATACAGCGTCTGAAACTTTATTGACTTTCTTCGTACCGTCTGGATTACTGTCTGTAGGTTTAACTACAGGTGCGCCTAAATCTTCAGCGTCATTTGAAAGATGACTTGGTTCAGCTGCAACAGCATTCTTTTTAGGAGCGTCAGCGTCTGGATTTGCTGAAGCTTCTACGATAGATTCAGTCTTGTTTTCTGATTCTGCCATTGAAAATCTCCTCTTTATTTATTTTATAGTACTATAAACTCCAAACTTTTTTCGAGTTCAGATAATATTTATAATATTATAGTTTTCTAATAAACGAATCAAAGATTTCTAGTTTTTTTTCTTCTAGTTGTCTTTTCTTCGTGTTAATCACTTCCATCTTCCACGCCTCAATGTCTTTCTCGACAAGGAGACCGTTGTCCCATACCCATTCTTTACCTTCCATAATGCCTTCTACGAAAGCGGCCGGTGCCGATGGGTCAGCAACGATATCAGCGGCGGTCGCTAACATGAAATCATCTTTCACATAGTTTGCACCGTTGCGTTGTTGGATAGAACCCATTCCCCTTGATGATACTCCCAATTGAGCACCTTCATCAATAAGACCTTTTACAATCTTACCATAAGGCGTGTCCATGATTTTAGCTTCACCAATAAAGTTATCACCATCTGGATAAAGTTTCTTAATCATATGAGAAACTCTTTCTAGATTAACAGTAGGTCCGTCAGGATGTCCTAACTCGCCAAATGCACGATTTTTATTGATAAATTCTTTGTTGTATCTTGTTACTTCTTTCATCAAGATTTCTTTAGGGTATACTCGCCCATTACGATTCTTGATGTTAGACTGTAAAAAAACACCTTTAATCTTGTATTCTTTCTTGCCGTTCTTGTCTTCTTCTACAAGATACTCGGCACTTGATACTTCTTCTGAAATTAATTTCATAAGTGTACTCTCTCTCTTTTGTTATATACTATTTATACAAAATTGTACTTTAAATGTACATTTTTATCTAAATTCTACTAAAATCGTATAATTATCACCAGATACAAAATTTCTAGTTGATAACAACACATCTCCTGTAGGAGTTGTTGCATTGTTAGTGATACCATCACCGAATGTTCTTAAATCCCAATGTCCTTGACCATTCAACAATGTCATAGTAGCATTTGTTGTTCCACCCCACAATAATTCAACAGCTGCGTTACTATTAGTTGTATTAATAGAATACCATATTCTTGTTAATACTTTAGTAGCGTCTTCAGTCATTGCATTAGTATTTGAAGCGTCAATCTTTGTAACTAGTGTTTCACCAGTACCATCGGATATGTTAGTCATTTTACTAACATGTTTCACACCTGCCACATCAGCAATTGTTTGTACTGATACTATATCTGCCATAATTTATCTCCTACTATTAATTTCTAGGTGCCACAGCAGTAGCACTAACATTTGCATCCGAAGATATTGTATCTCCTGGTGCTTTTTCTATTGTAATTTCATCTCCAGCTGCATATAGTTGAGCAGTGCCTAAAGTATCACCATCACTATTTTTAACTGTAATAACTGCTTGAGCTTGTGCAACAATTCTTACAAATTGAGCACGACTAATATTATTATCAGATAATGTGCCTGAAACTAGAGCGCCTTTTAGTATAAATGTTGCCATTTGTTACACCTCTGTTTGTTTTAATTGTTCTCTTACTTCTAATTCTATGTAATCTAACAATTGGTCTTTTGTTATATCATGTGAAGAAACAATTGCCTTCACACATTCCTCAATACTATCAATAAAATTATCATCTTGATAGTTACCATTATCATGTCTAATGTCTAACATCTTATAAAATTCATTGACTGCCTCTTTTAATTTAGGAGACAATGATTTATAAGCAGATGAATCTACTAAATTGTAATCTTCAAATATACTACTTAGTTTCATCTGTTGTCAAATCTATATCTACAGAACCATCATTTTGACCTACAACATTACCGTCTCTATCAAAAGTACCTGGTTCAGCAATTTCTGGTTTAGGGTCACTAAAAGCTTCTGCCTCATCAGGTATAGATGGCGCCGTATTAAACATTTGTCCTGCCATCTCTTTTCTTTTAGCGTCTAGTCCATCAGCAACCTTAGCTCTTAATGCTGTTTTAAATGCCTCACCAGCATTTGCATTATCGCCAGTTGCAAGATTATCAATAAAAGTTTTTACTTCTTCTGTCATAATATCCTCCTTTATTCACCCATTGGGTCTTCATCTGTTTGTGCGAATGGTGATGATATAATACCATCATCAATCTCTTGTTTAATTTGTTTATCCATTTCAGCGATTTCTGATTCAGATTGTTTAAGTACATTCTTTCTCATGTATTCTACTGAGAAGTATTTACCTACCATATCTCTCATTTCATTAACTAGTTGTATTCTTTCTCTCATCATTTCACTTTGTTTTAGTTCAGCAAAATGACCATCTTGTAAGAAGTCATATTGTAAGTTATGAGAAATCGTATGCCAGTCTTCTTCTGAAATGACTTTCTTTAGAATTAACTGTGTCTTTAACAAGTCATTAAATAACTCTGTAAATTTCTTTCTTAGTCTTTGTACGAATTTAGTAAATTTAAGTTCATCTCTAGTAATCTCACTTGCACGGCCCAAATTAAAACCTTGTGTTGATTCTAGTCTACTTACAGGAACATTTAATGAACGATACAGTTTCTTTTGAAAGTATTCGATATCAGCAATTTCACCTAAGTTTTGACCACCAGGTAATGTTGAGATATCTGTTCCTCTACCACCTTCTCTTGACGGTAACCAGAAATCTTCGAGCATAGACATATAGTTTCTATCATCTCTAATTTCTCCTGTTGAAGCGTCATATACTAATTTGTTACGATATCTTGCCATAACATCTCTTAGATATTGTTCTGCTTTAACTTTAGGTAAGTTACCTACATCTATTTTAAATATTCTTCTTTCTGGCGCCCTTGCAATTCTGTATATTACAACAGCGTCCTCTATCATTCTGAGCTGATTGACAGGTTTGATTGCCTTATGTAAATAAGACATAACAATATTTTTTTGTTGGTCTACTAGACCACTAGGGCAAAATGCGATTGTATCAGGTGCGATTTTAACTCCACCGCCAGATGTTGTACCCGATACGCCCTTTTCGTTAAATAAGTAATACTCTACAAACTCATCTACTATCTCTAAGTTCTTAGCACCTTCAGGTCTTGTTTTTCTTACTTCTCTAATCTTTTTAATTTTTCTAGGGTCGATATATTTTAGTTCTGTAATACCTAATGTAGGTGATTTTCTATCAATAATCTTTTGATAATATATACGACCATCAACATACCATCTTCTAAAGATGTCATGTCCTTTTGTATTGAAATTCATGAGTTTCAAGATATCAGAAAATTCAGATTCTATTCTTCTTCTAATATCTTTACCATAAGGTAAGTTATCTGTATTTACTCTTACAGATTCTTTTAGTTCATTTGCAACAACAGCTTCATTTACTATATCCTCAACAGCCATATCACATTCGGGATGTAAAGAAATTTCTCTATATCTACGAATCAGGTCTGCTTCAGATTTGGCAGTACCTTCCATGTCAAGGTACTGACCAAAATAGCCGCCGGCGGCGACGGTTTGTGTACCGTCATCCGCCTGGGTTGTTGTGAACGATTGTTTAGGGTCTTCAGTTTTTTTAACTCTCGTTATCTGAAAACCAAATAGTTCAGCCATAATTTATTTCCTCTTTAATACTAATATTATTTATACCAATATTAAGTAGTTGTATTTGATTCAAAGTACTGATAAGCAAATGATACATCAAAAGTCTCAATCTCATTATTAGTTCCATATGATAGTGCAATAGAACTTATAGATACAGGATGAGCACCTCTTAATGTGTAACTTTTAATTGTTGCACCGTTTCTGTCAAGTTGGTCAACAAAAGCGTCTACTTGATAATCAGCAGGATTTGTTAATCCTTCGTTATCAGTCATATTGTTGATACCATTTTGCCATCTTTCAAATGCATTTCTCAATTTAAAGTCTGTATCATTTAATACAGTAATTGACCAATTAGCTATTGTTCTATCACCAGCAATTTTTATATTTCTACCTCTAAAAGGTATTTCTAATGTACCTATTTCCATTTCAGGTAGACTAGTTGCTGTGCATAGAAAAGCTAGTTCTTCAATTTCGCCACCTACTTGAGCGTAACCAGGAAAAGGCATTACTACCTTAAACTGATTGGCACGAGCGCCACCGCCAGATAGTTTAGCTTTAAAATCGGTTATACTTGCCATTTTTTAAATCTCCTATTATCCAGCGACCTCTTCAAATGCTACACCTGTTCTAGTTGCAACAAATTGAAGTTTAATGAAGTTGATTGAACGATTAGGTTTGACAAATATTTCTGCCACAAATTCGTTTCTATCTACTACATCGCCTGTGTTATTTGTATTATCACAAACTACTAAAAAGTCTGTAATACCCCTACGCCCTTGTACTTCTCTTAGGAATGGTTCAACAATTGCTCTAAAGTTTGCTCTTGTAAATTCATCATTGAACTCAAAGAGTTGAAATTTAGAAGCAGTTGATATCGCCTTTTCTAATGTAATGAATAGTCTTCTTACATTGATTCTATCAAAAGCACTTGGTGATGATAATGCTGTTTTATCTCCAAACAGAACAGTTCCTTGTCCTGGGAAAGTACAAACAGGATTTACTCGTTTCATGTACAATTCATCTCTTTGAGATTTAGATGGATTAAAAGCAAGTTTAACTACACCTCTTACATTCCCTCTGTTGAAACCAGCAGGTGAGAACCAAGAATCTGCTACTAAGTCTGTTCTTGCAGCTAGACCAGCCATATCTCCGTTCAAAGGAACGAATCTATATACATCATTGTATCTATCATACATATATTTGTATCCACTATCAAATACAGCATAAGATGATGAATTTCTAGAATCAAAAAATCCTAGTACATTAGTTTTTTGTGTTTCTGAGTTTGATACATTTACTACATCTGCTCTTTCAGGACTTGCAAATACAACAGCGTCTTTTCTGTTTTCAGCAATTGTAATTAAGTTATCAACATGTGTTCCGTCTCCAGAACCAGCGATAATTAATCCAACATCTACTGTATCAGCGTCTTGGAATTTTTCATAAGCAGTTTTCTTTTGTCCTGTTGTTACAGTTGAACCATTAGCACCACCAGATAGTGATTCTAATGTAGGTGTATCAACAGCTGTAAATGTTGTACCAGAAGCGTTTGAACCCCAATTAGTACCTGATGTGTTATGGTCCATCCAATAAACATATTGTGATTTTGCATAAATTACATCTGGGTAATAATTTGTATCTCCTTGAGGAGTTTTAGCGTCAGCCGCCTTTGATAATTTTTCGTAA